TACGCGAACATGGCTGCATCTAAGTATTGCAAAGACCCCAACTATGCAAAGGGATCAAAGGGTAAGAAGTAATGGGCGATCTTAAAAAGTGGGTAGACCAAGACTGGGTTAGGATTGGTACAGACGGGGAGATTAAAGGTAAATGTGGAACGTCTAAAGACAAAAAGAACCCAGATAGATGTTTACCTAGGAAAAAAGCGCAATCCCTTAGTAAAAGCGAAAGAGCAGCCACAGCTATGAAGAAGAAACGTTCAAAGAATACTGTAGTCAAGAATACAAAACCTGCTACTGTTAAGTTACGTAGAGGTGGGCTTGCTAGAGGTAAGCGGTCTATAGCTACAGGCTGTGGACAAGTAATGGATAATAGGCGAAAGAAAACACTTTACGTTTAGAGGCATAAGTTATGAAAGGTGTAAAGCACTACAAAAGAGACGGTACTGAGCACAAGGGTTCTAGCCATAAAATGGCTGATGGGACTCTCCATACTAATAAGTCTCACACTAAAACAAGTGTAAAGTTATTCCATATGAATGAACTTTCCGTTAGAGCTAAGACCAAGGCCAAGAAGCGGAGTAAGTAGCAATGACCACATCAACCACTACTTCGTTCAATATGGAGTTTACAGAGATAGCGGAAGAAGCGTTTGAACGTGCAGGGCGGGAGATGCGTTCTGGGTATGATCTACGCACCGCTCGACGTTCTATGAACCTACTTACTATTGAGTGGCAGAACCGTGGAATCAACATGTGGACTATAGATAGTGGCTCCATTAATTTAGTTAAGGGACAGACGCAGTATCCCTTACCAGCAGATACCATAGACTTACTAGAACACCAGATACGTACAGGCAGCGGTAACGTAGCTACTCAAACTGACCTTACTATAAATCGTGTTAGTGTGAGTACCTACGCTTCTATCCCTAACAAGTTATCACAAGGTAGGCCCATACAGTTATATATTGAGCGATTACGTGATGCACCACTAGTTAACGTATGGCCTGTACCAGACAACAATGATTATAAATTGTACTACTGGCGTATGCGCCGCATACAAGACGCGGGCAGTGGTGTACAGACTGCGGACATGAACTTTAGATTTTTCCCTTGTTTAGTGGCGGGTTTGGCTTATTATATAGCTATGAAACTTCCTGAGATGATGGATCGCGTACCAATGTTAAAGGCTGTATACGACGAGCAATTCGAGCTTGCCGCAGGAGAAGATAGAGAAAAGACTTCTGCTAGGTTTGTACCTCGTATTGGTTATGTGTAATGGCTAATAGATTCGCTTCTGGTAAGCGGGCCATAGCATACTGTGATGTATGCGGGTTTCAATACAAACTACGAGAACTAAAAGATTTAGTAGTAAAGGGCAAGAATACTCACATAAAAGCCTGTATTGAGTGTTGGAATGGAGATCATCCCCAGTTGAAGTTAGGGGAGTTTCCTGTAGATGATCCACAAGCATTACGCGATCCTCGCCCAGACCAGAGTTTAGGAGATTCAGGAAATACTAGCAGTAGAGACATTCAGTGGGGTTGGAACCCTGTAGGGGGAGGAAACGATCCTTATAACTTAACACCAAACATACTAGTAATGACTAGCAGTGTAGGGCAAGTAACAGTAACTATTTCATAGGAGCATTAACATGCCACAAGGTAAAGGAACATATGGGTCACAAGTAGGTCGGCCTAAGAAAGTAAAAAATAAGATGAGCTACTCAATGGGTGGCATGACTGGTAAGCAATCAAAACTAGACAAAAACAAAGACGGCAAGATTTCCGGCGAAGACTTTAAGATGATGGCTGGCGGTGGTATGGCTAAGATGGGCTACTCAAAAGGGGGCAAGGTCAAAGTACGTGGTACTGGCGCGGCTACTAAAGGGTTGTACGCTAGAGGGCCAATGGCTTAAACCATGAACTATACTGAACTAAAAGCTAATATCCAAGACATCTGCGAGACTACATTCACAGCAGATCAACTTGCTATGTTTACAAAACAAGCAGAGCAGAAGATATATAGTTCGGTTCAGCTACCTGCGCTTCGTAAAGTAGATGACGGGCCATTGGCAAATGGAACTAAACTGTTAAGCCTACCTACCAACTTCTTGTACACCTATAGTATAGCGGTAATTGACGGTGATAACGTGTATTCGTTCTTGTTAAACAAGGATGGTAACTTCTTACGTGAGGCGTACCCCGTTGATTCTGCTGCTAATAGGGGACTTCCTAAGTTCTATTCCTACCAAGGACTAGCCTCTAACGGCGTTGCAACTCAACTAGAACTTGCTCCAACCCCTAACGCTAACTACGTAATTGAGCACACCTATGGGTATTACCCAGAGTCTATAGTAACCGCAGCAACTTCTTGGTTAGGCACACACTTTGATTCCGCGTTGCTAAACGGCGCGTTATTAGAAGCTATACGGTTTATGAAAGGGGAACCAGACGTTATAGCCAACTACGAAAAAATGTACTTGCTATCTATTTCGTTACTAAAGAACCTTGGAGATGGTAAGCTACGTCAGGATACATACCGTTCTGGGCAGTTTAGAACTCCAGTAAGTTAAGGAATTAGTTAGATGGCAATAACTCAAACAATGTGTACTTCTTTTAAAGTTTCTCTCCTTGATGGAGAAATGGACTTTAGCAGTAACACGAACCAAACATTTAAGATTGCGCTGTTTAAGTCTTCAGCAGACTTAGGTGCCACTACCGCCGCATACGTTAATACCAATGAAGCATCGGGTACAGGGTATACTGCTGGAGGAGAAACATTAACAGTGTCTACGCGCCCAACATCTACTGACACAACAGCGTTCCTTACCTTTGCAACTGCCTCGTGGAGTAGTTCTAGCATCACAGCCCGTGGCGCACTTATATACAGATCATCGGGTACTGGAAACAACGCTGTTGCAGTACTAGATTTTGGTGCAGATAAAACAACAGTAAATAGCACGTTTACAGTAACGTTCCCTACAGCAGACAAAGATACCGCTATCATACGTATAGCTTGAGGTTAAACAAATGGCAACTCAATTTACTTCGATTTTAAAACTAGCACTACCAGTACAAGGAGAACTTGTTGGTTCGTGGGGTACTGTAGTAAACGAAAATATAACCTCGATGATAGAACAAGCTATTGCTGGGCTAGCTACAATAAACACTTGGTCTAGCAACTCACATACTCTGACCTCTGCTAATGGTACTACTTCTGAGTCTCGTTGTGCGATGCTTGTCCTTGCTGCTGCTAGTGGCGCTCCTTCTTCCGCTGCTTCTGTAGTATGCCCTGCGGCTACTAAAACTTATATCGTCAAAAACGGTTGTGGTCAAGCGGCAACAGTAAAAACTCCCAACGGGTCAGGTATTGCCGTACCTAGCGGTAAGACTATGTTGTTGTTTTGTGATGGTACTAATGTAGTTGAAGCGGTAAACCACATAGTAACTATGTCCGCAGGTACATTGACCATAGGCGCTGGCGCAACAGTTACTAGCATTCTTGACGAAGATAACATGGCAAGCAACAGCGCCACAGCGTTATCTACACAGCAGTCAATTAAAGCCTACGTAGACGCAAACACAACATCAGATACCCTAGCTGAAGTTCTCGCTAACGGTAACACCACAACCACCACTCAAAAAATTCAATTCCGTGACACTGCAATACACATTAGCTCTAGCGCAGACGGCCAACTCGATATTGTCGCAGATACTGAAATACAAATTGCTGCTACTACTATTGATATTAATGGCGCAATTAATGCTAGCGGAGAGATCGTAGCATCTTCTCTTGATATTAGTGGAAACGTCGCTATTGACGGTGTCATTGCAATGGGGGCTAACACTGCGGGTGCGCTTCTTATTGCTAACGGAACTAATTTTAACCCCACTACTATACCTTCTTTAGCTGAGATTAGTACCGCTGCAACTGAGGACACCTTTCTAGCTATAGATGCCTCTGGTGGGGGACTTAAAAAAATTACTAGAGGTACTATCATTGCTGGCACTGGTTCAAGTGGTGACTTATCTTCTGTTGTTGAAGATACTAGTCCTCAACTAGGCGGCAACCTAGACGTTAATGGTAAAGATATTGTTACAACTTCTAATGCTACTCTTGATTTAGCTCCTAATGGAACAGGTACAGTTGTTGTACGAGGTAATACTAACTCAGGTGCAATCGTATTTAACTGTGAAAGCAACAGCCACGGCCAGAAAGTATTTGGTCAACCTCACTCAGCTTCTGTAACTAATACTTTAATGCTCCCTGCCGGAGCCAACTCAACCTTAGTATCTCTTGTTTCTGTTGATACATTAACTAATAAAACTTTAACATCCCCTAAAATTAATGAAAATGTAGCAGTCACTTCGACGGCTACTGAAATAAATATTCTTGATGGAGTTACAAGTACCACTGCGGAGCTTAACATTCTTGATGGTGTTACAAGTACTGCGGCAGAACTTAACATTCTTGACGGTGCCACTGTTGTTGTAGCAGAAGTTAATTTCTTAGACTTAGGTAGTACCGCAGTCGGTACAGCAATAGCATCTAAAGCAGTTATCCTAGATTCTAATAAAGACTACACGGGTGTACGAAACCTAACAATCTCTGGAGAACTAGACGCAGCTACTTTAGACATTAGTGGAGCAATAGACGTTGCAGGTAATTCTGTTTTAGCTTCTGTTGATGTTACAGGTTTAGCTACAGCCGCTACCTTTGAACCAGACGGCGCTACTTCCGCTGGTGATAATGCCGCGATAGGTTACACCAGTGCAGAAGGACTTATTCTTACAGGTCAAGGTTCTACTAACGATGTAACTATTAAGAATGACGCTGACGCAGATGTTATTGAAATACCGACAGGCACTGTTAA